GGCCCACCTTGAACGCAGTTGTATAGCTAATAAGGACCATAGTAGGAAAGTCCAACATGAATGATTACATTCCGAGTATACCAGATGACCTTATAAAGTTCTTGGACGAACGCGTGCCGAGCAAAGATTTCTCCCCTAGCGATTCGCTTCGGGAGATTGATTTTTATATGGGGAAGCGGGAGATTGTTAACTTTCTAAAAACCCTTCATGAAGACCAGTTAGAGAACCAATTCCTTACCCCCGAATAACCCATGTGCATGAGCCCAAAAATCCCCAAGCAGGAGCCTCCCGCATCTCCACCACCCCCAACAGCCGTAGCTGAAACAGTTAAACAACCTGAGCAAGAGGCCCCGATGAAAAAGAAGAGACGTGGTGCGGCATCCCTTGTGGTTCGTAGGCCGACTATGGGTGGCTTAGGAACAGCCTCAAGCACTGGCATTAACACCTCTAACTACTAACAACACGATATGCCAAACTTTAGCACAGACATAACAATCGCCAACTCCAACCTAAGCGGTGGTGCTGGTACCTTTGATTCAACAACCACACCCGCAGTTAACACTAGCACCGGGACACCTAGTGGATTCTTTGTAGCCGGGACATTCGACGGAGCCACCGTCAGCCTTGAGCAAAAGATCGGGACCACTTATGTTGCCCTAGGTGACGACACAACTCTCACTGGTAACGGTGGTGGATTGTTCACTACTCCCTTGTCAGACATCCGCGTAAATGTTACAGGTGCCGGTAGCTCCTTCAGTGTGAAGGTTGTTATCAAACCAATCTATCTCTAGGGAATATGTCGAAGAAGAAGGACAGTTTTAAGCCTTGGCTAAGTAGGCCCGCGATTAACAGGAGTGTTACAATTCCGTTTACCACATCGCTTACACATCGCTTAAGCAGCTTGGGTGAGTTTCACCCCAACGATCTTGACCCTTTCCTTCTTTTTGACGCTCGGGATTCCATGATTGGAACCCTTGAGAACCCAACACTAGACCTAGACCCAAGCAAGCCGGATACGCTTAATGTTATCACAGCGACCCGCGCAGGAACCGCCACGTTCACAGATGTCAACGGTAACATAGCGTCAGCCCCAGCGAACACGGTGCGCGTGGATTACGTTGATGGAGTGCCGATGATTCTGGTGGAGCCGGCTGCTACAAATTTGCTAACGAACAGTGAAAACATAAGTAATGCAGCGTGGACTAAATTCGGGGCAGGAACTGGCGTTGCGCCAACAGTCACACCTGATTTTGGAACCTCTCCTGACGGCACTCTGAGCGCATCAAGAGTTCAGTTTAATAAAGGAAGTGGGACTTCAGTAGGGGACCAATCAGTTATCTTTGACTCTGCTCAGACAAGCTCAGGGGCTATTACTACCAAAAGTGTTTATTTAAAATCAAACACAACTGAATCTTACGAAATGGTCATCTACGAGACGACTGATGCGTCGGGAACAAATGTTAAAAAGATAACAGTTACTCCTGATTGGCAACGGTTTAATGTTTATGGTGCAATCTCAGCGACGACTACAGGCATTACCATAGGTCTAAGAGAAATCAGTGTCTCTGGTCTGTCCAATATCGCTGATGTTCTTGTATGGGGCGCACAAGTCGAGACCGGAAGCGTGGCCACGTCCCTAATACCGACAGCAGGCGGAAACGCCGCAGCAAGAACGCGAGCCGCTGACAACCTTGAGATTACCGGCAGTGCCTTTAGTGACTTCTATAATGGTTCTGAAGGAACGTTTTATGTAGAGGTAGTCGATAGACAGGTCACAGGTTCATCTCACAGTTACATTGTCGGTCAGTCGGCTTCTCAATTTTTCCTCTACAAAGACTCCGGCTCGGCTCAAATCACCAGCTTCGACGCTGGGACTGGTATGAATAAATCTCCATTGGTAGCTAACCAGTTAATGAGACTGGCTCTGACCTATAAATCAGCATCACCTGCATCTCGTTCACTGTCTTTAGACGGCTCAACATCTGACGGCAGTTATAACGGAAATTTCTCTTCAGCAAATATCCTTAAAATAGGAGGCGGCTATAGTGATGTATTTAGTGGTTATTTCCGCAGAATCCTATTTTGGCCTTATCACTCAGACAATCTCTAACAAATGGCACTCAATCTATCCACACTGACGAACTCAGCGACATCTGGAGATGTTCTAGCAGAAGCCCTGACGACCGCTGATTTCCTTGAGCCGACTCCGGTGTTACGCAATCTCGCCAGAGGCAGTAACAAGGGCGGCGATGCGAAACAAGGGACAGCCTTAAACCAGCCTAAAGCGTTGCCGCTCATCAAGAATCCATCGGGTGACCTTGGTGGTTATCTTTACATTCCTGACGTTGCCGGAAACTACGCTGAAGGTCCGAGTGTTACCATTGGCTCCAACGAGACTTGGGAAGCTGAGGTGGACATGGTGATTAGTAATTTTGGGAACTACATAATGCCCATGGGTGGAGCTGATTACAATTCTGGGTTTGGTCTACTCATCTATTCAGATGGACGCGTAAGGTCCTTCTCAAAAAATATCAATAGTTCTCTAAGTGCATCAGGTATTACCCTAGGAACTCCTGTTAATATAAAATATGGATACGGGTCGGTTGGAATGTATGTAAAAATTAACGACGTTATTGTTAGTCAAAATTTGAACCACAACCAATCAGGTTCAATTACACACACGCTTGAGTTAGCACAGAATAACAACCTAAGCCATTCTGGTAACTACGCGATTCAAAAGGCCAAGCTCACGGTCGGTAGTTCGGTCGTCTTCGATTGTGATTTCAACGGGTCAACGAGCATTCGCCACGGTGACACCAAGTTTCAAGCAAGTGTCGGCGGTCCGGTAACAATCAACCAGTCCGGCAACGACCCAGCCACGGTTATCAAGAAGAGTGTCTTGCGGTTCGATGGTGCAAATACGGCACTTGGAGGTTTGTTAAACCAGACGATTGATAGCGGTTATTTCTTTGCAGCCTTTAGTGTGCTTGGTAATGGTGGTGAGCCATCCGGCAGAATATTTGGTATTAATTCAACTGGTGCTTTTGATTATAATGGCACAGGATTTCTTGTAAGTGGCCACAACGGAAACACAAATGACATCGACTCATATTATGGAAATGTCGGGTGGAGACCTCAACACGACGGGATGTTTGACGATGCCAACGGTGACATATTACATGAGCTAAAATTTCAAGCGGGAGAGCAAAGAAGTCGGGCGAACAACGCTGACGAAAGAAATAGGACCGACACGATGGACCAAATAAGCTCAGAGGAGTTTAAAATTGGAGCTTTAACACTTGCTGGACAAGATGCCGTCGCAATCGACCTAGAATACCTCGCTCTCTTCCCTGCGTCCATCACCGACGCCCAAGCTGACTCAGTTCGTAATTATATTAATAATAGGAACAACGTGTTTGATCTCAAGGACGGCTTTGGTTACTACTTCTTTGACCCGCAGATTTTCCCTATCGTTGACCCTGCTGCCTTTGTGAGCTTTTGGGGTGGTAATATTGTTGGTTCAGATAATACACTTAACGCTTCTGTTAGCCAATCTACAGTTAACGACCAGCCGACACGGGATGGCTACAAGGTTACATTTAACGACAACGCTGACCACCTTGTGGTTGCAAGTCCACTGTCAGGAGGGCAAGCTGGCTGGCAGATTGTAGGTACTTCACTCGGAACCTTTGCGTATCGCGTGAATGCCAATGCGGTCACTGAGTTGAATCTTTTGGGTAACGCTGGAACTACACGGAGGGTAGGAGAATCTTTTGGTATGCTACTTTTACCAGAATCGGCGACAGGTGCTGACATCGAGGCGGCAAGGAAGCTTCTGATTGACCGAGGCGCGGCTGATTCAGTGGTTTCAGGCAGCTATGGGTCAGTGTGGAATAATAGAACAGACATTGTTGAATTTAGACATAGTAGTTTTCAAAATGCATTAAATTTAATTAAAGCTTTTAAGGGCCAAACCGCTCTCACCTCATTCAGCGCGATACATGCTGAAATCTGTACTAATTTTTCTCAAACATGGCAAAATTGCACATCACTTCAACAATTCCCAAGCGGCGCAAAGCTAGGCACGAGTGCAAGCAATGTGAACTTTGCCGACGCTTGGCGAGACAGTGGACTTCAAAGCTTTCCGGCGTTGGATTTAAGTAAAGGTATTAACTTAACAAGAGGGTGGTTCTTTACGCCTTTAAGTAGTTTTGGAGCCATCGACGCTTCAAACTCAACAAATTTTTCATCTGCTTGGCAAGGAACGGCACTCTTAACGTCATTCCCGGCTGACGCAAAGCTCGGCACGGAGGCGAACAATGTGAACTTTGAAAGCGCATGGCAGTCTAGTGGACTAACTTCGTTTAGCACTCCGTTGCCCACAGCGAGTAGATTGTTTCGCACGTGGCAAAGCTGCACCACTCTTACAAGTTTTAGTTCGGACCTTTCATTAGCGACTAACGCTTTTGCAGCATGGCGTATATGCACGTCTCTAACAAGTTTTAATGCGGCTCTTCCTTTGGCGACGGACTTGCGTTTTGCATTCGACGGATGCTCATCGCTCCCTTCGTTTGACGTTTCGTTACCTGTAGCTGTTACAATGGATTCAACGTGGTTAAACTGCTCATCACTAACCGACTTTTCCGAAGACGTTTTCGCCAACTGGAATCCTTCAAGTCTTGCAAGCGGAGTATTCAACAACGCATGGGACGGCTGCGTGAATCTCACCGCTCAATCGGTCGAGAACATACTGACAGCCATCGACGCATCAGGTAAATACGGAACCGCAACGGGAGCTGCTGGTGGTGGCGCAATAGACAGCGGCATCGACATCGACTACAACGGTGACACACTCAGTGCCGCGACGAACACCGCAGTAACATCACTCAAGGCCAAAGGCTGGAGCATCATCGTTAACAACGTAACACTTTAAGTAATGACAGACGAAACCCATAGATTCTTTAGGTTCTCCAATCAGGCATCCTACGAGCAGCTCACGACCGCCGGAAACGAAGCCCGAGGTCTACCAGACGGCAACGGCACTGACAGGTGGTTGGCACTGTGGGATAAGACATTCTTAGACCCTGAGACCAACAGCGACAGGTTGTATTGTGTTAAGCGCAGTGGCATCCTTGAGTCTGATAACTTTGACCTAGAGGGTATCGAAGAGATTAACCTTGAGACCTACCTTCAACGCTTGAGCTGGGAGCCACCTATCGAAGAAGACCTAGAGATGGAAGATGAGTTAGAACTACTAGACCTACCTGACTAATGGACGAACAACAAGAACCACTCACAGAAATCGAACAGTCACGAGCTGACACTGGGTTTCGTTATTACGTCGTCAAACCCGACGAACTCTACACGGGACTTGTTGCAGCCGTAGACTCTGACCGTGGCTATCCTAACAAACAAGGAACAACACTCACCGGACTCCCACCTGTTGCTAACCTGGCAGAAGCTACTGATGGTAGTGGACGACTCATAGCTATCGACTGCTGGAGATTCACTGCTAACGATGACGCGATGCTTGAAGATGCCGAGGGTGTTCAAGAGCTTACTCAACTAGAATTTTTATCAATCAAACCTCAACCCGAGGAACTACTTTAACAACAATAACACATGCACGTCGAGACAGCACAGCAACTCTATACCACCCTAGAAGGCGCACGGTATTCCTACCTTGACCGAGGACGGGCCTGTTCAAAGCTGACGCTTCCTTATGTTATGCCTGAGGAGGGCTTCGGTCCCCACAGTCGCCTAGAGACACCTTTCAGTGGCGTTGGTTCCCGTGGTGTTAACAATCTTGCCTCTAAGCTGCTCCTTGCGTTGTTGCCTCCTAACTCACCTTTCTTTAGATTCCAAGCCAACGAAAAGAAGCTTGCCGAGGACGAGACTCCACCTGAGTTAATGAGTGAGATCGAAGCATCTCTCCAAGCCCTTGAGGAGCTAGTGATGGATGAGGTTACCCGAGGTGCATACCGGGTTGCTCTTCACGAAGCCCTTAAGCATCTCATCATCACCGGTAACGCTTTGTTATATCTACCGGATGAAGGAGGACTCCGAGTCTTTCACCTCGACCGCTTTGTTGTCCAGCGTGATCCTATGGGTAATTTGTTATCTGTGGCCACCAAGGAGTCTGTTGCATTCAGCACTCTTTCGGAGGAGATACGCCAACGACTTCAACAACAAGATCCGAACCTTGCCGAAAGTGACGCTAAGGTGGACTTGTTTACATCTTGTAAAAGGAAAGCCAAACACTGGGTGATCACTCAGGATGTTAATGGTGTAGATATTCCGTATGCTGGTGGTAAGGTAACAATGGACCGCAACCCATTCATCCCTTTAAGACTTTCTAGGATTGACGGTGAAGCTTACGGACGTGGGTTCGTTGAGGAATACCTCGGTGACATCCAAAGTCTCGAAGCGTTGACCCGTGCTATTGTCGAAGGATCGTCTGCTGCTGCTAAGGTTCTCTTTCTTGTTAACCCTAATGGCACCACAAGAGCCCGGACGTTAGCTGAAAGCCCCAACGGTGCGATTGTCCAAGGCAACGCCGCTGATGTTAACACTCTCCAGCTAGATAAGTTCAACGACTTTAGGACAGCCCAGGTTACCATGGAAGCAATCAAGGACCGCCTTGGTGCTGCCTTCTTGTTGACCTCAGGTGTGGTCCGACAGGCCGAGCGTGTGACAGCCGAGGAGATCCGTATGTTATCCCAAGAGCTTGAGGCTTCCCTAGGTGGTCTTTACTCGCTCCTTGCTGCTGAGATGCAATTACCATTGGTGAAGCGCATCATGTCAGTCATGCAAAAGAAGAAGATGTTACCTAAGCTTCCTAAGGACTTGGTGAAGCCAGTTATTGTTACCGGGGTAGAGGCCCTTGGTAGAGGTAACGATCTTTCTAAATTAGATTTATTCCTTGCCGGTGCTGCTCAGGTCGTAGGACCAGAAGCTATCGGCCAGTTTGTTAATGTTGAAGACTACTTTAAGCGTCGTGCAACTGCTCTCGGTATCAAGACCGAAGGACTCATCAAGAGCGCCGAGCAGATGCAACAAGAAGCACAGATGCAACAGATGCAAGCTATGACTGAGAAGCTAGGACCAGCCGGTATTAAAGCCTTGAACGATCAGGCGTTGGCGGGTAACATGCCATCAGTCGAACCACAAGAATAAATATGGAAAGCGTTACATTTAGCGAACCCACAGAACAGGAGAATATATCTCTTGAAGAACAGGCTGCTATGCAAGATGAGCAAGCCAAAGAACAACAGCCCGAAACGGCTGAAGCAACTCCGGAACGCCCTGAGTGGTTACCGGAGAAGTTTGATAACCCGGAGGCTTTAGCAGACGCTTACAGCAACCTCGAAAAGCAGTTCCACGAGAACAAAGCCGAGCCATCCGAGACCGAAGACAACGCTACCAGCGAACCAGAGGTAACTAACAGTGCTGTCACCAGTGCATCCGAAGAATACTTCGAGACCGGTGAGCTATCCGAGGAGACCTATAAGTCCCTTGAGGCTAACGGTATCCCTAAGGAGATGGTTGATATGTATGTTAATGGCTACGAAGCCGTGGCTAACCAACAACAACAAACCTTGATGCAGGAGGCTGGAGGCGCGGAGAACTACGAGGCTATGTCCGAGTGGGCAGCAACAGCTTTAACAGACCAAGAACAAGAGGTGTATAACAACACGGTCGAGTCAGGGGATGTTAACGCAGCAACTATGGCTATCCGTGGTCTCTATGCTCGCTTTCAGTCGGACGGTGGAACACCTGTTTCTCTTGTCCAAGGGGACACCTCGGGAACAGCCGGGGCCGTGCCTTTTAGCTCCTCTAAGGAGATGACGATTGCTATGCAAGACCCGCGCTATAGTTACGATAACAAATACCGGGAGCAAGTCTCACAACGACTATCAGTCACAACCGCATTCTAATTATGTCATCTATTATTACTTACATCATCGACAACACCCAGGAACTCTTAGCCGCCCTTTCAATGGTGGTTGCTGCTTGTTCCGCTATCGCTGCTCTTACTCCTACTCCTACAGACGACGGGTGGGTTAAGAAGATTTACAAGGTTGTTGATTTCCTTGCCCTTAACATTGGCCGCGCCAAGCAAAAATAACAACCCTTACCACACACGCGCCACATGTCTGTGTCTCTGCTAGTCAAGTTACTTATATCGTTTCCTCGGTTAGCAGAGGCATTTCGTGGTCTTATGGAAGCCTATGAAGAGAAACTATATGTTGAGCGTCACAGCAACATGCGTGATGTTATTGATGAGTGGATGCACTCCGACTCTTCGTCCGACAAAGCTCCCTTACTTTTTAGAGAAGGCCAGAGAGCA